AGGTAAATGGCGCCATGGTTGACGGTCTCGGATTGGACTTGCATCAGCAGCACATCGCCACGCTGAAGAGAGCCGTCCTCGACACGCTCAAAACCGGCGTCCTGGAATAGATCCAGATAGAGGTTCTCGCCCTGCTCCCACCAGTTATCGCGACGGGGATAGTCGGGCAGCTCGATGCCGTGCTCCTGCCTGTAATAGGCCCGGATGAGGCCGTAGCAGTCGTAATCCGTGCCATGGACGAATGGACGACCGATCAGCGGCACATCCTCCTGGGGCGTAATGACATTAAGGTCGCCCTCCGGCCAACTGAGGATATACCAGGGCACGGTCCCGGCATTGCATAGCGCAATGTCGGCAGCCGAGGCCCGGCTGGACGCGTCCGGATGGGAGTGGACCACCCCGACAATCTGCCCCTGTTCCTCCGCCGCGGCGTAATCCTCCGGGGCCAGCTCGAAGCGGTCGCCCGGCTCAGTGGAGACGTTGCGGCACGGCACATACTGCTGCCGGCGCCCGATCTGGACGATCAGGCCGCAGCACTCGCGGGGATATTCCGCCTCGGCGTGGGCTCGGATTGCCTGCAGAATGTGTTTGCGCATACTACCTCCGCAACAAAGAGGAGCCCGGGAAACCGCCAAACGGGAGCTCAGCATGCTCCCCAAACCGCGCCTTGCAATCAGTCAGCAGACCGCCACAGACATCCAGCGCCGGATCATCTGTGGGAGCGCCATCAGCCGTGGACACGGGCGGGCCGTTGTAGCCGCAATCGGCCCCACGGTACCCACCAGTGATACACCAGTGACAGATGGCAGTGATGGTGCGCGCGGGGATCATTTGCCCCTGCACATCGGCGGGGGACGACAGCATGAACTCGACATATTCACCGGTTTCGGCGGTTTTCTGGTCGATATACCAGACCTGGACCTTCTCCTGCGTCGGATCCGCCGAGGGGTTACCCTCATCAAAGTTCTGCGCATCTAAATAGTGTGCGAACGTCTCCCGAATTGTGACCTTAGCCTGCAGCAGATCATCGAAATGCAGACACAGGGCGCTGATCGAGCCGTCGATGTTGCCCACGCTCAAGGTCGGACTTGGCGCTTTACCATCGCCAGTGACCTCTAACCCCTCGATCTCTACCGGCCAGGCGGAATACTCCTGCCCCTGCCACCAGATCGACTTGGCCGGTAGATCCTCCGGAGCGGTGGCCGCTTCCAGCTCTGCCGGGGTGTGAGGAATGTTGTGGCCATGGAATCGCAGAATATCGCCACCGAATGAGGTGCAGTCCACTTCCAACAGGCGGATCAGATTGCCCGGCTCAAGCCGTTGCACATCAGCCGTTATCATGCGACTCACCCTGCCACCGCAAAAGGCTCACCAGCCGACCTTCAAAGGTGCGAGCCAGGACATACAACGCATTGGGGCCAAATCGCCACGGCTGCTGGATACCTAACGCCGCACCGACCGACTCGGAGCATACCCATTTGTGGGGATGGCCATCAGCTCGACGCCAAACGAAACCAAGCAGCCCGCGCAGGTCATACGCCTGGCCCTGATGCCGGCGGAACCAATCTAGCGCCACCTCACGACTATTGAAAATATCCCCCACGTCGACCAGATCCCAGTGGGCCGGGTCTAGGGCAATCCACTTTAGACGCACACCACCATCGATGAACGATGCAGACCCACAGAGTGATTTTCCATCCTGCTCATCCAACACAAGTTCACAATGGCTATAGGGCCCGTTGGTCCACCAACGAACCAGGATATTGAACAGCCCCTGAAGCCCCGGCCGAGTGGCTTTGTAGAATGCAATCTTCATGCATCGCGCTCCCAAAATGCCTCGGGCCAGCCGGTTGAGTAGTCATATGAGGCTGGGTCACCACTGGCCAGCGCGTTGCCCCAGTGCTGTTCGGCAACTTGAAACAACTCTGCCTCTTGCTGCTTGGCAGCAGCCACAATCTGTATCGCCAGCCCTGCGGTCATCGGCACAAACGAACCGTCCATTAGTTTCCACTGGATCTGCTGTCCGCCGATGGTCAGCGGATCGGATTCGAGGCCGCCTGCAGCAATCAGATCCCGCGCCGAATCCTTCAGCGCCATCTGCTGAATCCGAGACTTGGTGTCAGAGTGGAACCAATGCCCATTTACCAGAAAACCACCCTCACTTTGGCGGCGGTCGCGCTCTGCTTTAATGGCAGTCCAGAGCTGATCTAACTGCTCCTGGCGCTTCTGCTCAGCGGTCTTTACCTTGCTCCAATCGATACTCATGCCGTCAGCACCCCACTCTCATCATCAATGTCTGGCTCGGGATTTTTTGGCAGTTCCACCGGCCCGTCTTCACTTACAAGGATCGGCGCAGGGTATGCCACTGCGTCCACCGGATTGGGGCCATGAGGAAGTAACAGTTGTATGTGCAGTTCCCCGTTGATCCGCTCAACCGGGCCGCAGAACCAATCGGAGTCGATGGCGTTGGCCGGGAGGGTTGCACCTTCGGGGAGTTGCGTGAAGTCAAAGGATTTGCCGTTGACCGTCAGGGCGTCACCTTGGGCGGAGACTTCTAAGGTGTCATCACGGCGTTGTGGGATTAGAGTGATTTTCATAGCTACTCCTTAGTACCAGCGACCAATTGCGGTAATCTGGACGTGGCCAGACTCTCCCGAGACAAAAGCTGCATTGCTCATAAACCCAGCAAGACCTTGTTGTGTAGTTTCGGCCGTAAACATGAAATCCCCCTTATTCCGTGCCGAATCTGACATGTCTGCCGCATTTGTGCCGGACAGCCCCCCCGCGCCCACAATCGCGGAATCGCTAAACTGTGCAGGGAATACCCACGTGCCCACCAGCCGATAGGAGCTGACATACCCAATAGGCAGTCTCTTTATCCAACAAATCTGCGTCCCGTCTGCGAACCGCACGTAATCCCCATTGGCATTACTACCCCGCTCGATGATGGCTCCGGTGGGGACTCCGTTGGACTGGGAGACGGTCCCCAGAATATCCGCCAATGCCCCCGACTTCAGCCCCAGCCTACCGCGCACAGCGGCCGCATTGGCATCCCCCAACAAACTGCGGGCAAATACGGTTAAGTCGGTTGTATCGAACTGATCTTCACCCGTGGCATAGACCAACTTGTTCGCGGCGGTGACCAATGCGGCCAGCGCCGTGAGGGTTGCATCCTTGGGCTGTTTGGTGGCTAGGGCTGTGTTGACGGCACCTTCATCCGCCTTGCCCGACAGCTCGCCCCGGATGGCCTCATCGGCAGCATACAGCTCATCAAAATTGGAGTTGACCTTTTCAAACGCCGCCCGAGCGGTATCGCCCCCGACACCCGATGGCGGGGTGCCAAGGTTGATTGTTTTCTTTGCCATGATTTACCTCAGGGATGATATGCCTGCTCAAATGTGGCAGTGAGAGAGTACACGCCCGCCCCATGGGGAATAAGCCGGAACGATTCGCAGCGGTAGAGCCCGAGCTCGCCCATGGGCGGAGTCCAGAGAAAGGTCTTCCGGCCCTCATGCCGGCGCAGGAAGTCGCGGATCGGCTGAATGGCCGATGTCTTACCCTTGAACGTCAGCGGCCAGGACTGGGTTTCGTTGTTGATCCCATCCCCGGCCACCTGCTCATAGCCGTCTCCGAATTGAGCGCGTCGGACCCGGTAGCTGGTTTCCCCTTGAGCGCCTACCTGAGCGCTCCATGTAAAGGTTTCCACTCGTTATCTCCCGTTCATGGAGCGCCAGATCTGGCCGCCTGGCCGCAGATCCTGACTCACCAGTTGGCGGTACCGCTGCTCTACAAATCGACCGATATCAGCGCCGAATTGCTGATAACTGCTATCCGTAGCCGAGACATCGACACCACCGCCACTGACATTGACCTCAACATGCACGCCACCACCACGGGCTAACCCATCTAGTTTGGCCCGGACACCGAGAGAGCCATCAGAACCACGAGCCAGCGGCATGATGGCCTCCGGGCCCGCCTCGCCCATGATGCCCAAGCCGTTTGCCATGCCAAACGCAGTCGGCGAGCTCACCACGCCGCCTTTGGCGAAGAACTGAACTCCGCCGGCCCAGGCGCCGCCCTTGGCTTGTGCGGTTACCCAGTTGGCGAAATCCGCGCCGG